CCGGCGTTTGAGGTATATAGATAAGAAAAAGAGCCGCCGTTATTCGGTTAGAACGCTCGAATGAGGTTAAAACCAAAGATGGCGTTTACTCGTACCTCGTTCATCCCAGTCTGATAAAGAGAGCAAATACGTGAAGCATCAAATCCCATTTGCCCCGATCCGCCTGATGATTCGAGTAAATAACTTGCTGTCATATGCGGATACTTAAAGTAGCAAGCTCCATCGGCTTCTGAATTAGCAATTACGGCATAAGTATTCGACCATTCGCCATGGATATTCGGGAATCTTCAGATAATTCGATTTGATAAAATGCGAAAACCAACTCCGGAGGGCATGTCGGGGGCGGAATTGGAGAGTTCTTTGGTCATCTCTCTGATCGGAGTAGAAACCATGTAAAACGCCTCACCGATTCACGGTCGGGAGGCGCTTAAAGGTAGTTGGAACATGCCCAAATGTTCAACTGTCGCTAGTATAAGGCATTTGATTCGACTCATCATTAAATTGTTGGTCGGATTGGTTTTATTGCTGATCTGCTAGGCGCGTAAGTAAAGAGCCCCAGAGCGTAAGCCGAGGGGCTCGCGTGTTTCTGACCGAATATCGAAGGCTATTTGAATTCTGCAAACCTAGGCAATATAGATGCTGGATACGTCCTCAGTTGGAACGGTGCGTTACGGCCCAATAGGGTAAGAAACGGAAGAATTGTTGCAACTCAAGAAAACAACAATTACGTTATAACAGATGACGCTAATTTTGATGCCTCAAAATCAAACGCTTTGTTTGGTAGTTCTGATACAAACCAGCCAAAATCGCTTAGAGGGTACCTGTTGATTCGATATCAATAACGGATAAGGCAATAAACCTGTAAGGCGGCGGGCTGGTTCGTCGTCGAAGCCCCGTAGAGAGCTGAGTTTCGCGATGCATCGAAAGTCCAAGAGAGTGACCCGCTTGTATGACTTTCGTACATATCACGGTCATATTTTCTAGGCCCTGTCCTAGAAATAAACATTGCTCCAGTAAGGTCATGAAAGCCGTACTGTGATATGTCAAATTGATCGTCAAACCCTCGGCCACTGCTCAAGATATTCGGTAATCCCGCCTCGACATAGTTGCCTACCTCGTCAAGTACCGTGGTTCCTTCAAAAACACGATGATGGCTATCAGGCAATTTAAATGTGCTGGAGGAATCGCTTCCCCAGCGATCGCCGATTGCTGCGAAAAGCTCTGGATACTCGGTTCTGCTTAGGCTGGCGCCATTGCAGAGCAGAAAACCCTCCGGAACTTCACCGCCGGCATAGGGCAACATTGTTCCAATCGGCACAGCGGCTAAACACGCAGTAGCGATTTCGGCTCGTAGGAGAGTTTTAAGAGAGTCAATTGCGCTGGCAACGTAATTTTTGACGAATTTCCAAACACCCATCGGCGTGCACGCCTTTGTGGTATTGGTTCCTGCAGTAATTTCATCAAGGGATGCGAGCTTAACGACGCCAGCTGTTGTCGTAGTCGCAGGAGGATTAAAGAAATTTGTACCTCCGGAAACTGTTACTCCGCCTGTTCCGCCCTGCAGAACTAAGTCAAGAGAAAGCAGAGCTTGGGAACCCGCTGCTTTTTGCAAAATTGCGCCGACTGGCTGCGAGCTCAAGGCAAAGAGCGTTCCATCTTCGAGATAAACACCAACTTCGTTTGCCGTATAGGCATCAGACGAAGCGTCGGTCATGGTGACGTGGATAACGTTATCCCCGACAGCACCTCCGGATAATGCCGTGATCTCTTTGAATTTCGACTGGAGCGCTGTTTTGTCAGCAGTCGGCGTGTAATTTCCAGTGCCTAATCCAAATTTTGTAATTTTGACGGGAAGGGTGCCGTTTTGTTCGGCATTTAAGAGCGCGGCAAGGCCTGCCGACGTTACAACAACGCTAGGCATAGTTTTCTCCTAAATTTTGAGTGGATTAAATGTGGGTGTAAGAAACGGGACGGATGAGACCAGTTACGGACAAAGATTCAGAAAGAGGAGGCGGTTCGCAAGAACAACTCGAAAACGTTGCAGAGCGCAGGGTTCCGGAAACGGAAACCTGCCCCATCAACGATTGAACTAATTTGAATGTGTAGTGCGAACGAACAGGTTTTGCTTCATTCAGCAGTCGGAAAAAATCCTCCTGGGCTTCCCCAGGAAGGCCTCCGGAAATCTGACTGACCGAGGCAATGACATCGAACGTGTGCGGCGTGCCTTTAGGAGTTTTCTGCCACCACTCCGTGATGGAAACCGCGGAACCCAAAGATTCAAGGACTTTTTTGACGGCGCTCAGGGTTCCCATTCGGCATTTTTGAGCGACCACGGTTTTTGCAATTAGACGTTTCTGGCTTAGTGGCCATGAATCGCGCCATGTCGTAAGGTCAAAGCAATATGCCAAATGATCCAGCTGCGTGCTGGTGAGCTTGTCCACATTCGCGTAAATTGCGCCCACATACAAAGACCCGGCAACTGATTTCAGTTCCGGGTCTATTGCTGTCGCAGAGTTTTGAACTTGTCGGTCCTCGGCAATGCTTGATGGAAGCAGGTCACTGAGGACGACGTCATCTATTTTTTTCATTAGCCATCCTCCAAACCTTTAAAAGTGACCGTAACGGACGAGCATTGAGCGACTTCGCTCTTCGTTAATGTTTTAAAAACCGGAGTTAGAGTCGAATGAACGACGCGTCCAGCTCCTGCGTCGCGGACCCGTTTAATCAACTCGTCCGGGTTAATATCACGGCCGATTTTCGATTGTTGCCACGCAACGTAATCATTCACGGCTGCCTGAACTGCCGCTTTGATCGAATCCAGCTTTACGGCGTCAGAGTTGAGCACGTAATAATCCACATTGACGCTGTAGGAAGAGGCGGTAGGCGCTAGAGCATGAACTTCATCCGTGAGGGGGCGGACCTCTTCGCTGGCAAGGTAGTTCTCGACTTCATTCAAAAATGCCGCTTTAGGCAATTCCCCGCCAGTGAGCAATGTATAAACGTTGACAACGCCCGGAGTCGGAGAATCAATCGCGACATCAATAATTGCCGAGGACACCGAGAACGTATGAAATATGTAGGCCTTTTCTGGTCCGGCAACAGAAAATGAGTTAGGTCTAAGCCTTAACCGTTCTGCATAACTCTCATCATCTTCTTCATCCGATCCTCCGGATGATTCGGACGTATTGACGGCCGTGGCCAGGAAAGCCAACGGGCTAACAATTGTTGAAATCTGTCCGGCCAAATATCCGTTACCAACAGTTCCAGCTTCCAAACACTGCGCTTGCGCTGTTGCCTGCAGGGAGCCTGCTGCAATCGTTGTTTGTGAAATAGTTTCAAACGTAACATCGCCGTTTGTTACTTGAAAACCTGTCGGAATAACAAAGGCGGATGCCAATGCCTGGGACAGCGTAAATTGAAATTCTGTAACGGCATGGGAAGCTGGCTGACGGCCACAATCGAGAAATACGCCGAGCGCATCCAAATATTGATTTTGTGCGTAACTCAAAAGGTTCTGCTGCGCTCCGTGGTTGAATACCTGTCTGAGCTGGATGATTTCGGAAGCGATCGTCAATAGAAATTGCCGAACAGGATCGCCCATAGCAAGAGACCGCCCGGAGGCGGTCTCATAGCGATTGATGATCGAAGCTTTAATTTTGTCCGGATCAGTCTCGACGAAATTGACGTCCGGAAGCCCCCATCGGGGGAATGTTTCACTCATATCATTCCTCTATCTCAATTTTGATTTTTGGTTTGGTAACGCCCTGAACAACGTCCGAATCGTCTAAATATTCGATACTCAGGAAGCGGGCGCGAGGTTCGTATCGAACCAAGGCGCGAATCACTTCTGATTGAAAAAGCGCCTGGGCAATTGAAATCGGGCGGTCCAGCATATCCACTGACATTCCAAAATCCCTATCAAGAGGGACCGTGCCAATAATCGTCGAGCAAATTGTTCTGACGTTCTGGATGACTTCTTCAATTACGGACTCCGGAGCAAAGTTGATTGCAGTTTGCTCAGATAAGTCGATCGAGAATGCTGTCACTTCCTACCTCCGAGAATGAAATCGAAACTTCTGCAACAATGCAGCCGCCTCCTTTGCCAAAAAATCTATGTTGGACGTCGTATTTATCCATGACCATCATGCCCACATAACCACCGCCGATGATTAAAGGCCGCGCTAAATGCTGATCGATCAATTTTTCCAATAACGGCAATCCGACATTTGGAGAAATTCCACGAGAGGCATCAAAACGCAAAGTGAATGAAACCTCCAGTAGAGAAAATCCCAGGAATTCCTTAATCGTTTTGCCGAGATATACGGCGTGCTCGGCCCATCGAACCTGTTTCGAAGTCTTTAGATCTTTGTAGTTAAAAATCGCGTCTTCGGAGCAATAAAAAGGCATAGGACCGTAGCAACCTAAAACATTGGGCATAACCACTCCTATTAAGAATTAAAGTCCGGAGCCGTAACAGGACCATTGAATGTTCCTGTCCCGGAAACATCCAAATTCCCGGTTACAGAGACATTGCCGGTAAACGTCAAATCCTGAGAGGCAATCGTGGCGTTGCTGCCAGTCAATTTCATCGTTGTGCCTCCAACGGTGAGCTGAAGGACGGGAGTTTCGATGTTGACCTGAGCCGCTCCTTGAATTTTTACGTTGGCTGCAGACTTGATTGATACCAACTGTGACGTCTCGACCGAGGCCTGATTTTTCTGCAGCTCAATTTTTGTTGTCCCAATGGAGGCCTCAAAAATTGATCCGGATCGATCAAACTTGAAGTAGGAGCCGTCAGCAAATTTCACCATCCGGACGTCCGTTGTATTATTCGGAGGCTCAATTTCTCCAGCATAGATCGATCCGATAATGTATCCATCTTCCATGCCTGCCGAGCCGAAAAAACAAAGGACATCTTCACCGATGTCCGGCAAATGAAAGTCCTTGTTTTCCATGGAATTAAAAACGACGATCGGCAGTGGATCACTGACAATTGAATCGTCATCGTCAAACACAACCCGAGCCTTATGCTCAGCCGGCAAAACCTCGACGACCTCTCCGAGTTTGAGAACGGCCATGTTTCGATCGTCCTGATCAGTATCAAAAATCATGTTTTCACTCTGTGTAGATTCAACGATGTGGTGTATCCGCTGCCAAGAGAATGGGTCACGTCATCGATGTAAAAATTACCGTCAAAGGATCCGAATCCTTCCAGTCGGACTACTTCTCCAGCGCAAAATAAAGGGTTCCCGACCAGCGAAATATCTGCAGTAATGCTTTTTGCATTGAGCTCACGGAGCTTGGCTTCCGCCAGACGTTTTGCCTCCGAAACGGAGGCAGCACGCTTTTTCCACTGATACTCCTGTGCGGAATCGTCGGCGTCCGGATTTGTTGCTGTGTACTCCATGACAGCCGGATTTGCCTTTTTTTTGTTGATTAAGCGGCCATGCTCATCAAACATCCCCGATCGAGCGGCGACGGCGGTCTTGGTGGGACGTCCGTATTTATCAAACATCTCTCCACCAGCCGAATTCTTCTTTTTAAGTTTGGGATTCCTGTAGCTAACAGTCACGCTTCGATAAGTTTCACTGTGGGACTGCGAAAAACGGAACGAGAGGAGCTCGGCCTGACCGACTGCGATGATCGCGACAGGATCTTTCTTTTCGTACTTTTCTTTGCTGAAAACGACTAACTGGGTGTCAGTCACTTTTACCGACAGGCCGTTTTCTGAACAAAGGCGGGACAAAAATTTCAAATCGCTCTCTCGGCTTTGATCCTGGCGATCGAAGACAGGATCGTCATCCGAATCAAAGAACAATTCCAATTTGGCTGCGTCTGCAATTTTCTTTGCAATCGCGGAAATATTTTGTTTTTCCCAGGCTCTCGATTTCACCAGACGGCGGATCGATTTGTTGAGAGGAATCGAAACAGCTCGGATCGAAACGGTGCGAGGAGGCCCGGAGAACTCAATCGAATCAACGAAAAAGGTCCCGCAAAACAACTCGGGACCTTTAATTAATGGTGTGCCAGTCGCAATGAACGCCTGCAGCACCATCCCTCCGTCCGGTGACCAGCTGCCAGCCCATTTTCCAGTCTCATCCTTCAATGAAATACTGATTTCATCAGCCTCATCACCATCCTTGTCGTGGTAGGAAAACGAGAGAAGGTCCGGATTGATATATCCGGACATATTCTCCTTATCAGGTCCCCACAGCACACGCAGATAGGCCTGTCGTGCTTGAAAATCAAACATTTTTATTTCCTTTTCCAAGGCGGAAGGCCTGTCAATGTATCTGCAGGAATTTCAATTTCTGGCGTTTTTACCTGAACTCCGGCCGGGAAAATCACGATTTCAGACAGCTCCGGATTTTCCTGCATCAGACGGGTCATGTATTTTTCAGTTCCGTAGACCTTTTTGCTAATAATGTCCCAAGTATCTCCCTGGACAGTTTTGTACATATCAACCTCAGTAAGCTAAACGGCGTTGATCAGCCAAAAGACGCTCCAGCTCGCGTTTCAGATTGAATGCTGCCGCAGAGGCAGCCTGCTGAA